GTGGCCACGATCAAGCAAAGGCGCATTTACCTTCGGCAGCTCATCGAGCATTATCGCGTAACAAAAATCCCCAAAGTGTTGCATCAATTTTTGCCGTCGCAACAGCTGGAACGGCTGCAACAGCTGTTGCAGCTGGAACGGCTGCAACAGCTGCAACAGCTGCAACAGCTGCAACAGCTGGAACAGCTGTCGTTCTACGCTAGCAGCTATGATGCCGTGCCATTGCTACCTAATAGCGTGATCTATTGCGATATCCCATATGAGAATACTCATGGATACACGCTGGCTTTCGACAGGCAAAAGTTTTTAGATTGGGCAAGCAGCATCGAGCATCCTGTTTTTATATCTGAATACGAGATAAATGATTCTAGGTTTAAGATGTTTTATGAGGTTGAAAAGCGGCCAATGCTCCAACAAAAAACCAGGATAGTCAAAACAAAATCGGAGCGCCTTTACTGGAACGGTAAATGAACACATGACCAAGATAGCCCGCATCCAGCTACCCGAGCCGCATCCTGCTCAAGAGATTTTCACAGACTGGGAAACGACAAACCCAGAGGCAAGGGTATTGGTAGCACCGGCAGGCACGAAGGTCGGGAAAGCCTTGCATGTCGAAACGCCAATACCTACGCCATCCGGTTGGGTGAGAATGGGAGACATAAGAGCCGGTGATTTTGTTTTTGATGAGCACGGCAAACCTGTAAAGGTTATCTATGCAACTGAATGGAAGCATCATCGAGTTTGCTACGAGGTTGAGTTTTCTGACGGCTCAAAAATAATTGCTGATGCTGAACACCTTTGGAAAACCACAACGCACTTTGTTGCTGTTAGAACGACCGACGAAATACGTTCGACAATAGATCAACGCCATTTTGTTGATTGGCGTTACATCGTAGCTGTGCGTTCGGTGCCATCGGTGCCGGTATGCTGTATTCGGGTAGATAGCCTAACTCACATGTTTCTTGCTGGTAAGTCGTACATTCCGACACACAATAGCTTCGGATGCTCTTTGTGGGAGATCACCGCTCAGCTGGTAAACCCAGGCCTCTATGGCGTGTGGATCGCGCCAACGCTATACAAGTGCCGAGTAGGCTATCGCTACATGAAGGCGATGCTGCCGGATATCCCCGGCATCAAGTGCCGTGATTCATCCCTTGAGATCAATCTAGCCAACCATAGCTTTATCAAATTCATGCATGGACGGGATGCCGAGGTTACAGTCGAAGGTGACGCTATCGATACCTTCGTGATCGACGAATCAGGCAAGCAACGTGAGCAGCTTTGGCACTCGCTCTTTACCACGATAACACAGACCGATGGGCGCGGGATCATCACCGGCACGCCTAGAGGGCGCAACTGGTACTATCATCTTTACACCAAGGCCATAGCTGGCGATCCTATGCTATGCCACGCCAAGCTGAGGACTATCGATAGCCCTTACGTCAAGCAGGCAGCTGTTGACAGGGCAAAGCGCATCCTTCCACCTTTGCTTTACTCACAATATTACCTTGCCGATTTCGTGTCTGATTCGTCGGTCTATGGCGCTCTTGACGGCGTTTGGCGTGATGAGCTTCCGGTATTAAGGCCTGGCTTTTGGCTGCATCCAGATGCCGAGCTGAGGCGGCAAACCGTGGTCATGGGGGTAGACCTTGCCAAGCGTCAAGACTACACGGTTATCATTGCGATCACCGGCAAAGGTGAGACGGTGGGTTTTCTTCGTATGAGGCGCAAGACCTACCAAGAGCAGGCGCAGATACTCGCCAAGTTTGCGAGCTACTTTGGCGGCGACGATAACGAGATCCGTTACGACCGCACCGGGGTTGGCGATGCCGTCGGTGAGGAAATATCACGCATCTTTGACAAGCATCCGGGAGACTGGACGATAACGCCGGTTATCTTTACCAACGCCTCTAAGCAAGAAATGGTAGCGCGTGTGACATGGGCGATCGAGGCAGGCTTTTGGCGATGCCCGCGCATACCGCGCCTAGAGCACGAAATGATTAACCTCGAAGTCTCAACGTCCAAGTCTGGCCTAGCTACCTACTCGGCCCCTCCTGGCGATCACGATGACTGCCATTGGTCCTTAGCCCTAGCCCTATCTGGCGTGCATAGCTCGAACGCTATAGGCCGATCAGTCGACATGATCGAGGCAGCCATGAGCGGCCAGTTACTCACCGAAAGCGATGATGAGGATGATTTGGGGGACGATGATACAGACTTAGATGATACACTCGACGACTTAGACGACGATTTTTTGGATGACATACGGGAGATGATGTAACATGGCCTGGCCAAATTTTTTAAGCCGCCGCGATCTACCTAGCCAGCCTGCCCTACCTGCACGACGAAACCCCGAAATAGAGCCCGATGATTTTTCCGCTATCTATGCCTTACAGGCCAGGATTGCCGACCATTTTAAAAAATCTATGTCCTACGCCAACTATGTCGCGTGGGATAACGTCGATGACCAAGGCGGCTACTTCGGCACCGAGTTTGAGATCAGATCGAACGCTGGCCGCATCAAGAGCCTTTATGCTCGTGAGCCATGGGTATGGGCCTCGGCAACGCTGGTAGCAAGATCCCTGTGCGTGTTGCCCTACAAGGCCTACGTTCCAGGCACGGACCAAGAGATAGTAAATCACCCGGTAACCATGGTCATGAGGCAGGGCACGCCTACCTTGTCGCCGATCGCCACGCGCTGGCTGCAAATGCTCGATGTAATGCTAGGCGGCAATAGCATCTTGATCCTAGAGCCCGACATGAAAACCGTAGCCGGGATCGCGCCGATCGAGCTGGTCAACTTTCAATACTCTAAGGATAGCAGCCAGATCGAATACGTCGACGTTTACGCCTACGGCGGCGATCAGAAGGCGGCAAGGTTCCCATACTCGCAGTGCGTGCATACGAAATACCCTAACCCCTATAACCCGTTTTATGGCCTTAGCCCGTTTATCGCGGCAGCCAGGCCGTTGCTATCAGACCGCTACGCCAGCGAGTTTGATATGGCCTTTTATCTTAGAGGCGGCACGGCTAGCGGCGTGATCGAGACGACCGAGGAAATCTCAAAGAGCCGGTTCCAAAGGCTCATGCGAACCTTTGAAGCCAGTTTCACCGGCAGGTCGAATTGGTGGAGGACCCTCTTCCTTCCGAAGGGTACGGCATGGAAATCTGCACAGCTGACGCCGGCTGAGGCGCAGCACCTAGACAAGCTCAAGGACAATCGCAAGGTCATTCTAGCTGTGCTCGGCATACCGCCTAGCATGGTAGGACTCATCGAGGACGTAAACCGCGCCACGGCAGAGCAGCAAGAGCGGGCCCTATGGGCAAACCTGCTCACGCCTATGGCAATCTTTAACGCCGATGGCTGGAACGCATCTAGCCTTGTGCGTGACACATACAAGGGCAAGGTCGAGGTCAAGCCAGACTTCTCAGCGGTCGAGGCAGTCGAGGGCTTTGTCGCTGCAAGGCGTGAGCGATCGGAAGCCATGTCGCCGTATTTCTTTATCGATGAGATCAGGGAAAAGGTATGGAAGGCGGAACCACTACCCGACGGCTTAGGCCAGCGTCTAGTTGCCGAGGTCAAGCCAGCCATGCCGACTTTAGCCTTGGCAGCTGGCGGCATTTCCACGCGCATGGCGGCGATACCTGATGGCATGTCTGTTCAAGCTTTGTATTTCCTCAAGGCGCAATTTGGCAAAGCAGAGGACGCGCAGCAATGGGCTAGGGAGCACGGCTTTGCAACGGCGCCGGTCCATGAAATGGCCGACGAATGGATGATCGAGCAAGAGGGCCTAGACCTTTACGAGCGCGAAACCATGAAACGTGTAACCCTTGAGGATGGCGTCAATGCAAACATAGGCGCTCGCAATCGCGTCGACGACAAGGCCGCCAAGGCAGCTATCTTTAAAAGGGTAAAAGAGACGGCCATAGCAAGCCAGAACCGCGTGGAAACCAAGCTAGCCAAAGACTTCGAGGCAGCGCTTGCTAAATACGTTGAGGCTCTAGTTCTTGCCGCCAAGACGGCACTAGAGCGCAAGGCCAATGTGCAGGCGCATCTTGATGGCAAGGCAAGCGAGCGGCGAGAGATTTGGGCAGAGAATGTGATACCGGTCCTTGAGAGGGCATTAGATCGCGGGTTCTCAGTCGGCCTTTCACAAGTTAGACTGTTTGACAAGGTGCAAATCAAAGAGGTTCGAGAGGGGTTTCCGGCGTTGAACGAAACAGACCGCCAAGCCGTCGATGTACTGCGTGAGCGCACGCGGTCTGGTAGGCGTGAAGTGCTGGCCAAACGTGGGCTAGATCGATTCGTAGGGCTTGATAGACGGCAGACCGAGCAGGTCATGCAGATCATCGAGGACGGCGAAAACGACGGTAAGACCTTCGAGCAGATCGCCCAAACTATCCGGCGTGACTTCGGCGAGGCTTACGGCAATCAGGCGAGGACTATTGTCAGGACGGAAATCCTTAGTGCAGTATCAGAGGGCCTTGCATGGAACCACGACGTTTTGGGCCAGGTCTTTTCAGAGGTCCAAAAGCAATGGATACATCAGGGCGATGCTGGCTTGAATGACGACGCCCGCGAGGAACACGCAGCCCTTGAGGATGATCTGAAATCGGGCGATGATGCTTGGTCAGTGATCGACAGCAAAACAGGTGAGGCCTATACCTTGCGTTATCCTCGCGATCCCTCAGCACCGGCATCAGGCGTGATCAACTGCCGTTGCTCTATGGTGACCGTCATACCAGATAGCGCAACGTCCAACGCCGACGCCATACTCGAAGGATAAACCCAGCATGTTCCCAAGCATTGATAAGCTGATTGCTACCTATTCCAAGCGTTGGATCGATGTTGGCTACCGTATAGACGGCAAGGGCTTTTTGGTGCTGGCCAAGGCCAAGGATGATTTCAAGCTCGCGACCAAGGGCATGACGTTCGAGACGAAGGCCTTTGACGAAAAGGCCAAGCTCTGGATCGTAGGCGTGGCTAACGCCAAAGAGATCGACCGCATGAACGAAGTGCTCGATCCATCTGGCGTGGATGATAAGGCTTATCAGAAAAACGCCATGCTGCTACGCCAGCACAATCATGATTATCCGATAGGCCAGGTCACAGCTCTTAAGTCGGAAAACGATGGCGTTAAGTTTGAGGCATGGGTGGGCGATCCTGTAGCTGGCCCGCTTACCGATTGCCAGATCGAAACACGGTCCTTGATCGCGCAAAAGATTTTGAAGGCGGTATCGGTCGGCTTTATCCCGACCAAGATCAGGATGCCTTCCTATAACGACCGTGGCGAAATGGTAGACCCGGCGGTTATCGAGCGTTGGGAAATGCTTGAGCTATCGGTCGTGTCGGTGCCGTGCAATGCTGGCAGCTTGTTCGATGCCAAGGAAGGCGCGGGCGATGACGACAAGAGCAAGGACAAAGGTACATCCGTTTTCTTCCCTCGGTTGGGAAGTGATGGTAAATTTTATAGCAAATCGGGGGATACCATGGACGAATTGAAAGAACTGCTAAAGGGTTTGGCTACGTCGATCACCGACATGAGCAAGGGCATCAATTCCTTGGTCGATGGGCAAAAGACGGTTTTGAGTGCGATCGAAACCGTGGCCAAGGGCAAAAAGCCAAAGACCGACGATGAGGATGACGACGACATGACCGACGACGAAAAGAAGGCTCTGAACGACAAAATCAAAAAGCTCGAAGGCTCTGTTAAAGAGCTCAAGGAAACCGTCGATGAGCTGGTGACCTTGTGCGATAACCACGCCAAAACGATCGAGGCCCTTGTCAAAGCGTAATCGCGGCGGTGCCGCTAAGCATAAATTTTAATACACAGGAGACGAAAGATGGGTGCCGCCAAAACCTTGTTAGAAAACAGCCAGAAACTTTACGGGATGCTGGGCGACCGTAAAGCGCCCGCCGCTGGCGGTGTCGCCTTGAAGGCGATGCTTGGCAAAGACCTTGAGATAGCCAAGTCATTCGGTGCAGCTGGCTTTGCCGACTTGTTCGGCCATCGTGAGCTATCCGACAATTCGCCAGTCGGCAGCTGCCTCAACTTCGGTAGCAAGTCGTCGGTCGGCGGTATGCCTGAGGAAACCAGGCTGCGCCTTTTCAACTTGAAAAAGCTGGTATCGAACGTCGAGATCCAGGCGCAGTATCTTTACAAGACGCCGCATCCCACGCCGGATCAAATGAAGTCGGTACCATTGTTCAAGCAGCTTGAGCCGATGCTCAAGGCTTTTGACGTTACCGACTTTTCGACGTTCATTCAGACCGTGAACGTGCGTTTCTATTTCGAGGAATACGAGATACCGCTCATGGTCGGCGATCTCTTTGATCAGCTGCCCATGGCCTCGGCATCCGAGAATGTTACCGGCATCCTCTCGCGCCTTTTCGGCAAGCTTGAGACCGATGCCGCTACCTACGGCGTTCAGAGCAACACGCAGTCAAACTATTTGATTGCCGCCAAGGATAACGTCGTACACACCGAGATCACGCAGGACTTGAACCAAGATTCTGCGCCCGCAGTGATCGACAAGATCCGCAAGGAAGTAAACCTCGGTATCGCACGTTCCGAGGAACGCGCTTACCTTGACGGCGACACAACCGGCACGCACATGGACGCCGACGTTACCGCTGGTACCGACTTCCGCAAAGCCTACAAAGGCATTCGCAAACTCGGCCTTGCCAACAGCGCTAACGGCTCGGTCTATGACCATGCCGGCGATCTGCCGAGCAAGATCCTGTTTGATAACCTGCTCCTGAAGATGGGCAAGTTCGGCTCTGAAAAAGCTGACCTTTGCTGGATCATGGGTAGCTTTGTCGAAAACCGTTTAGTGACCGGCGCGATCCCTGAGCTTTTCACGGCGTTTGCTTTCGGTGGTCAAGCCTCGAACGTGACCGGCCAAGTGCCGCCAGTTTACGGCATCAAAGGTGTGACATCTGAATGGGTACGCGAGGACTTGGCAGCTACCGGCGTTTACACGGTCGGCGGCGAAACCAAGACCTGGATGGCGCTCGTCAAGAAAAGCCGCATCCTGCGCCATCTGCGTGCGCCGGTCCGCGTATGGGCTGCGCCTTCCTTGCCGTCTAGCGATAAGATGCTGATGACCGCCAAAAAGCGTCACACCTTCTCGGCCTACCCGCAGTCGGCGACCGAGAAAAGCATCATCGTCGGTATCAACATCGAAACCGCCTTGTAAGATCAAGGCGACCTAAAGGGGTAGTGTTATGAGCAACAAAGTTAAAACTTGCGCGGTCGAGGTCAAAGGCCTTGTCGGCAAGAACGTCTTAAGGCTGACCGAAGCCGGCGCGGTTCCGTTGGCAAACGGTGCCCGTGTGCAGCTGACTATCGACACGGCGCAAAGGCTGGTCGAGGAATACCCGGCTCACCTTAGCATTGTCGGGGCCTCGGCCTACGGCATCGCTGAGACATCGACCAAGGAAGAGGATGAGGGCTTTCGCTATCGCGTCCTAGGCGGTAAGGCTGATCCTGTAGCTACGGAAGGCAAGGATGCGCCGGCAGCTGCCGAGGAAGGCAAGCCGTCTAATCGCAGCATGGCCGGCAAGGCTCAGAGCAAGTAATCAGCGGCCAAGGTTTTATCGAGGCCCTTGGGCACTTTCAACGGTCCCAAGGGCCTTTATCTTAAAAGGGATGATGCATGTCTTACATAACCGCACTAGAGGCAGCAAAATGGATAAGCGGCATCACCATTCCCCTATCCTCTGATGTTGAGCAAATACTAAACGACCTGATCGCGACCGTGGATGAGGCGATCAACGCCTACACCGAAACACGTTTCGATGGCCCCCAGGTGCTCACTAACGAGCGGCACGACGGCGGGCGTAACGATATCGTCCTGTTTGAGAACTGGCCCTGCATCAGCGTGCAACAGGTAGTCGCCAACGTGAACGCCGACGGTTCTGGCGGCAGCGTGATACCTGCGACCGAGTACAACTACGATGATGCAGAGCTGCGCTTTAGGTTCCAGCACATGCCTTTGCAGCGTGGTTATCTTCGCATCGATTACACATGGGGCTATGCGGCGGTGCCTGCTCGCGTCAAGCAAGCGGCCAAGCTAGGCGTCGAGGCATATTGGCGTCATCGCGCAAGGCAAGGCGTGGGCATAACGTCAAAGAGCAAGGAAGGCGAATCGATAAGCTACCGTGGCGCGTGGGATGCCTTGAGCGGATTGCCTAAAGAGGCGACCAGCCTGCTCGCTGATTTCCGGTATTGCGAATGGCCAGCCGGCGCGAGAGGCGAGCTAGCGACAAGGCGCACATGATCGGCGTGGTTAATGTGATCACTGTAGTTTTAGCGGCAGCTAGTTTGTTTTTCTCTGGTTACTCGATAGGGGTTTTGTCTGGCTACTCGATAAGAACAAGCGAGGAATACCGTGGCAAGAATCTACGAGATAAGGCAGCTAGCTGCGGTGATCAAAAGGATATCGGACAATACAAGGCTGGCCGAGATCCGGGCATTGATCAGGACGACACAGAAGGCCGAGCTACTGGCCAAGACTAACGCGAGAAACAACTTCACAGGCACCAAGATCAGGCCAAAGACCGGCGCGCTAATGAACGCCATCTTTAGCGGTTACGAGATATCTAAGAACCGCAAGGATATCGTCGGCGGCGTGGTCGGCGTGAAATCGCGCAAGGGACGCAGCGGCACTAGGCCCTATGGACGCATACACGAGTATGGCGGCACCATAAAGCCGGTAAAGGCTAAGAACCTATGGATACCCCTGCTAGGGCCTAAGTCGAGCGGCCTAGCTGGCCGTTTCAAAAACATGACGCCCAGCGACTTTGTTGCAGCGATGCAGGCTAGCAATGATCCAACAGCTAGGTTTGCGATCATACCTGGCCGCAGCAATCCCGTGGCTATCGTCACGCTCAAACGCCAGTACAAAAGCGGCAAGGTCAAGAGCAAGATCATCGCCATGTTTTCTTTGCGTAAGAGCGTGGAAATGCCGGAAAGGCCATACATCAGACCAGCGATTGCCGAGGCTTTGGCAGGCCATCAAGAGCGCGTCGAAAACGAGCTGGCATCACTAGATAAGGATCATAGCTAATGGGCAGCTCTTTGCGCTCCGATATTGGATTAGCCATCAAGGCAAGGCTGGCGACTATCACGGCAGCCAATGGCTACGCGGCTGATCTTAAGGCGGTATACTATGACGAGATACCTATGGGCATGGAGCTATCAAGTGAGCAGCTGCCTGCCCTGTTCCTGCTCGATGACGGGCAAAACCATAACCACCTGCATGGCGTGATCGAGGTACAATGGTCACTGAGGATGCAGGTCTTTGCTGGCGAAAACGAAAGCGACGAATACTTGAACAAGATCATCAGAGCAGTCGCCAAAGCACTATGGGCAAATAGCCCTACAGCGGAAGTAAACGACCAGTTTAGGTCCATACATCCATCGATATATCAGCTGACAAGCGTGGGTGACGAAACCGATCTGCATATGATCGACAGCAACCGCGTGGCTACCATTCGGGCAATAGTCCATTACCGGACGAAACCATATAATTTATAGAGGGGTTTGAATCATGGAAAATCGTTTTAGGTATCATGTCCGTTTTTGGGCGATGGCTTTGGTTTCGCTACTCTTGGCGGCCATCCCAGCTCAAGCTCAAGTCGTATTTTTTCAAAATACCCGTGTCGGCTCGCTCGTCAATTATCACACGACCGTTGGCACCACCACGGCTCTGGCGATCCCATCGGCATCGGTAAGCACCGCCATACTTGGATGGCAGATTTGCAATGATGCCGTGAACACGTCGACCTATCTGCTTGTGGGCAAGGCCGCCGACGTTGCAACCGATGGCGTGCAGCTCGACAAGGGCCAATGCTTCCTTTGCCAAAACTGCAATCAAGCAACGCTCAAGGCGACAAAGGTCAAGGCGCAAGCCGCGTCAAACGGCTATAGCGTCACGCAATACAAGCAACAGTGATCGCCTAAAACCAAACACCAAAGGGAGGGGTAAAAATGAAACTAAAAACAATACTCGCGGCATTTGCCTTGATGATTTTTCCAGCCTTGTTAGAGGCGCAGACTGCGCCGCCTGGCAAGGCAGTAACCGAGGTCACGCACACCAAAGACCAAGCCGGTCTGACCGTGGCCGAGGCATCCGACTTCACGACCGTTGCAGATAGCAGCGGGAACCTTGGCGGAACCTATTTCTATTTTTACGATGCCGGTAACGTGCATTGCTATCAGCCTTGGTACGATGTTGATAACGGTGATTCTGCGCCTACTGCCGTGTCTGGCTGCACGCTTGTCGAGGTCGATATCGCCGAAAACGATACCGCCGCGACTGTAGCAGGTAACACGCGCACCGCGTTAAACACTGCGCCATACAGCACATACTTTGCCATAACCGGCGCGACTGATCATGTCATCGTGACGAGCCTTACCAAAGGCACGGCCAATGATGGCAACATCGGAACCTCTGGTTTTTCGGTGAGCAAGACGCAAGGTGTTAGCGGATCGCTAGCGATCGCAGCGGCATCTGTTGAGCCTGGCTTGCAAGGCTGGAAGGTCTGCAACTATGCAATCAACACGTCGACATGGCTCGCCGTAGGAAAGTCTACGCTCGATCCGGATACCGATGGCGTAAGGCTGGCCAAAGGCAAATGCCTTGAGTGCCTATCATGTACGCCGAAAAGCCTCAAAGACGTTCGCTTGTCGGCGCAAGCGGCGGCCAATGATTACGCGGTCGTTCAGTTCAAATAACCAAAATTTTTCGAGGGCGAGGATATGGCAAAGTTTAGATCCAAAACGAATTACGCCCAGATTTATAGCTCTGATAAGCAGGGCTTTAACTTGGGCCTTGATGCCGCCATCTACCTAAAGCGTGAGACCACGCCCAGGGTTTTCAATCCGCCTGCGATCGGCACGCAGGGCAAGTCGGAAGGTGCGGTAAGCGCCAGCACCGACATAACCGCGCACGCCACGCCGGCAACGCTCAAGGCAACGGTATCTGGCGGCGCTCAGGTCACGGCATCGGTAGCCGTGGCTGGCCTTAACACCGGCACCTTGATCGCAGCTGCTCTTGAGACTGCGATCAATACGGCGCTGGCTAACGACGGCCAGGATGCGCGCGTGTGGGTGGAGTTTGATGCCGCTGGTCCAGATCAATATACGGTCTGGAACCAGTCGACCGGCACGGCTGCCACGGTCGTGATCGCCGACGGCACCAGCAACAATATCGCAGATGACCTAAACCTAGGCACGGCCAACGGCGGCACCGAAACCGCTGGCACCAATGACCAGGACTTTTTGCTTTACACGACCGGCGGCCCAAAGCATGACCAGCCGATCGAATCGAACGCGCATCGCTCTGGTCGTTTCCATACCGGCATCATCAAGAAAAAGATCGTTGCCGAGTTTGACTTTGAAACCTACGTCAACATGAGCGGATCGGCTGGCGCGTCGATCGACACCGCCGTGCAGCTGCTCATCGAATCGGCCTTAGGTAAGAAAACCACGACCGGCACCTTTATCGACTTTGATCAAGACCTACCGAATATCGCCATGAGCATGGTGCGCGTGTCGACCATTTTTGGCGAGTATTACACGGGCGGTTATGTCCGTGACATGGAGCTTGATTTTCCTGGCGATGGCCCGGCCAAGATCAAGTATGCCGGCAAGGCCAGCAAGTCTTACATTGCAGGCCTAGCCCAGCTGAACGGCGCGGTATCTGCCTCGGCTAACATCATCCTAAACGCGGCTGAATCGGAAAGGTTCGAGGCCAATGCAAGGGTGATGCTGGTCGGTGCTGATGGCCGAACCATTACCCACGGCCAAGACGGCTCGATCTATGTCGTGTCGGTCGACGATTCGACCGAAACCGTCGTGATCTCGACTTCGGTAAGCGTGGCTGATGATAGCTTTATCGTGCCATGGGATCCTGGCGCGGTTCAGCAAACCGGTCGCGATGCCATCTTTACCGACCTTGTAGGCTCAATGAAACTCGTAGCCTCTGGCTCGGCAGTTGACGTTACCGGCATCAATCTCAAGATCGCTAACGACCATAACGACTTTGACAATCGTTTTGGCTCGGACGCGAACAAGGGCTTTGCAGCCGGTAACCGGATGACGGCTACCCTAGGCGTGACCTTTGACCTATCTAACGAAACTTTTGGGCAGGTCGTGAGGACAAGGCAGTTTGCTGGTTTCAATCCTGAAATTGTACTAGGCAGCGTTGCCTCTGGGCGCTACCTAAAGATCACGGCGCCAAAATGGATAACTAACGTGCCGGCCATCGAGGTGCCGGAGAATGGCACCACGCCGGTTACTTTGGAAGGCGTCCTCTACCAGTCTAGTGCTGGTTCCAAAGATCCGGTAAAGTTGCGCTTCGGGTGACATGAAGTAAAGCAAGGCTAATCCTTTTCAATTTGCTCACCGCTTGGGTTATCCTGGCGGTGACTTTTTTTTAAGCAAAGGGGTAAAGCATGGCTATCAGGATCGAACGCAAGCGCGACCTCTCGAGCATCAAGTTAGTGGTCAAGGCCGACGACGCTATAGGCAACGTGGACGCATATGATGATTACATCGACACGCTTAACGAGGATTGCTTAGAGCTCAAGGGCGAGCCTACCTATCTAGTCTTGAATTTCGACATTAAGGGCAAGGATGCCGAGCGCATCAAAAACGCCATGGTGCAAGGCGGCGAGGACGGTAAGCCGACCATAGCCATGGGCTCATGGCAGTTCACGATAGCCCGCCTAACGCTCAAGGGTATCGCTAACCCGGCTGACCTGCCCCTTGAGCAGCAAATTGTTTATCGTGAAAAGGATGGCAAGCCTTCCGAGGATACGCTCGCCTTCCTAGACCGCATCGGCGCGCTAGCTAATATCTTTGCCGCCTACCAGGCGCATGTTTTAAAGCCCACGAGGGCGCAAGCAAAAAACTGATAGCCGCGCTAGTCGACTTGCACTTTGCCGCTGATGATGACCGGCGCAAGTTCGACTGTGCGCGGTGCATCCGTACTAATCCGTCCATAAGCCGCACGAGACGTTGCGGCGACCTTGGCTATCAAAACTTGCCGAAGCCTATGGCCGTGGACCGCCTAGGGTTTCCCGTGCCTTTTTGTCCAGGCAAGGCCCGCTGGTCTGAGGAAATGGCCGAGGTGTTCAACCAATGCCTGGTACTTGTCGAAACGGGAGCAAGCCCTAACCGTGGGGGTATGTCCGAGCAATCGGCTATACTTAACGAAGTGCTGCCGGTGTTTTTGGTGCGTTGGCGCGAGAGGCTTTACCAGCGTCTTTGGTCTGATGTTTCGACCTACACAAAATCGGTGCTGCAAGCCGTGCTTGGCAAGAAAAAATAGAGGGGATCATGGCAATACGAAGCGGTGCCGAATTTGTCGAAACGGTCAGAGTAAAGGATGAGGCTAGCGGCCCCTTGAAAAAAGCCGAGCAATCGGCCTCTAGTTTTTCCGTTGCCATGATCGCCGCAAACCAATCGCTTGAGCTGGCGCAAAAGGCCTTTAGCATCGTGAGCGGTTCGCTATCTGCCGTGGTCAATCCCTTCCTTGAGGCAGAGGACGGGATCAAGAGGCTAAGGAACACGCTGGCCATAGTCGGCGAGCAAAACATACCGAAGGCAATCGAAGGTTTTAAAGCTTGGTCGACCGAGCTGCAAGAATCGGCTGGCGTAGGTGATGATCTGGCTATCAAGCTTGTAACTCTGGCAAAGGCAACTGGCCTTACCGATGAGCGGTCAAAGCAGTTAGTCGAAACAGCGGCCGACTTGTCAGCCGTCACCGGAAAAGATTTAGATACATCGTTTCAAAAATTGATGGGTTCATTCAAGGGAAGCGCCGGATCTTTAGTCGATCTGCATGGTGATCTGCAAAACCTAACTAAAGAACAACTACAAAACGGCATGGCCGTTGATATCCTCGCCGCCAAGTATCGAGGCTTTGCGAAGGCTGAGCTATCGACCTTTGCCGGGCAATCGAAGGTGATTGCAAACCTCTTGGATGAGATCGCGGAAAACATCGGCAAAGCCGTCTTTGATTTGCTGCCTATCAAGTCAACAAAGAATGTCGTGATCGAGCTGCTTAAAGCACTTCAAGATATGTCCGAAGGCTTATCTAGTATTGCCAAAAACATATCGGCGACGTTCCAAGGTATCGCGGCGGCGATAGGCAGCGTGAACTGGCAAGGCTTTCTTGTTGGCGCTCAGGTGGTGATACTGACGCTAACGGTTATGTTCCCAGCGGCTGCCGTTGCCTTCGGCGCATCGATGGCCAGCATGATCCCTCAGATATGGGCATTTGTTGCTGCCTCTGCCGCAGCTGCAAGGAACGCCGCTTTTTTCGCAGCTCAGATAGCCGTGGTTGGCGTTCAAGCTGGCTTGGTAGTAGCTGGCGTGTCTACCCTAGTTTTTTATGTCGAGCTGCTAGCGCGAAACTTTAAGAACCTGGGCGACGTTTGGACCGTGACATGGACGGCGCTTTATGGCGGCATCCTTGAGATCAGCAAAGCCATATCTGAATCTGGCTTGCTCGGAAACCTGTCTAGGCCCGTCGAGGAAATAAACAAAGACCTAGAGGAACTAGCAACACGCTCGGCCAAGGCCTCGGAGAATCTTGATTTTGGCGTGACCGGCGAAGCGTTTGAAAACCTACAAAACACGATAGGCGAGTTTGCTGAGACCTATAAGAACGCTCGAAAGGAAGTAGATAAGCCTCTCGACATAAAGCTGCCACGCCAACCAAAGATACCAGCTCTAGGCGGCGGCAACGCTGATGACGCTATGAAGGTCATCGACGAAATAGAGGCAGCAAGACGCCAGGCCGGTGTTGATTTAGCGATGCTTACAAAGAACGAAACCGATAGGGCTAAGATCGGTTTAGCTCAAGAGCAGCAAGCCTTGCAGGTATTGCGGCAACGCATCACGCTATCCAAAGACCTTACGGGCACGCAGAAAGAACAGCTGCAAGCTATCGTCAACCAATCGGCTGCACTCAAGCAACAAGCCTTCGATATCAAGACGGCTGAGGCTGCCACGCAAAAATACCTTGATATCGAAACCGGACTAGAGGCCGTCAAGCGTGAGCTGGCCCGCCTAGACATGGATGCCGTCGAGCTGGCAGAGGATGAGCTGAATCATCAGCTGGCTCTGATCGAAGCCGAACGCATCAAGTTATCGGTAGACCGTGAGGCAAACGCCGCAGCTCTTGAGGCTTTGTATCTGCAACAGCAATTCACCAAAGAGCTAGGCGAGCGCAAAAAGCTGGAAGCTGGCGGCGGTGCAAACATCCTGGCTGGTTTCAGTGCAAGCATATCTAAGACGTTCGATGACGTTAAAAGCGATTTCCTAAAACCACTAGGCGAGTTTTGGGACAAGATTTATTACGAGAACGCGGATCAAAACATTATCCAAAACCTAGGCGATGCTGCCGAGAATTTTGGGCGTGGCCTCCAAAGCCATATCAAGGCAGGGTTTAAACCGGAAAACCTCAAAGAGCTTGGTAAGGATATCGGCCTTAAGGTGTTCCAGGCTTTTGATTCTGCTTTGACGTTCCTTGCCGATAACTTCGTGACAATTTTCGAAGGCCTCGGAGATATCCTAGGCGGTGCCATGGTGAGCGCGTTTGCAGGCGTCCTCGATAGCCTTGCAAATATCGGCGACGTATGGAACGAAGCCTTTGAAAAGATCGACAAGGCTCTAGTCAAGCTGCTTAACACGGTGCCGAAAGCGATCCAGCAAATTATCGTGAAATTGCCAGAGATCGCAAAGCGCATCGCCGATGCCTTACCGATGATCGCTCAGGCTTTGGCCGATGCCGCGCCATCCTTGACCGCTGCCATCGTCAAAGCCATGCCCCAGGTGATCATAGCCATAGGCCAGGGCCTATCGATCCTGGCCGAAGCCTTGCCCGCTGTGGTCGAGCAGATCGCCAAGGGCCTGCCTGATATCATCCTGGCGCTTGCTAAAGCCGTGCCTCAGGTTATCCAAGCCTTTGTCGAGGCCATGCCTGCGATAGCCGAGGCCCTAGCAGATAACGCCGGCCCAATCGCCGAAGCACTCGTGATAGCCCTGGTCGGCGGATCTGGCAAGATCGCGGCAGGGCTCATAAACGAAATGCTCGTCAACGGCGGCCTCGAGCGCATAGGTGGTGCCATCCTTCGAGGTTTCCGCGATGCCTTGCTTGGTGCGATATCCGGTCTGGCAAAGGTCTTTAAGGGCGCCATGCCGACCATTGACGGCGATAGCCTTAAGCCTCTCAAAGACGCTGCCAAGAATCTTAAGGATGCGCTTACGACCGACCGCAGTGCGCTGTTTAACGTGACCGATCTACTTGACGAGGCAGCGGGCGGCGCGAGCCAAGAGGCTGCCAAGATATTCGGCGCGATCACGCACGGCATGAGCAAGGCCACAAGCCTATTGCAGCAAGCCCTAGATGCGATGCTCGGCCTGTGGCGTCAATTCTGGGATGGCCTGGTGAACACTTGGCGGCAGCTTTGGGACACGTTGACGAACCTTTGGCGCCAGCTTTGGGACGGCCTAGTAAATATCTGGCGCGGCCTTTGGGACGGTTTAACGACCGCCTGGCGCGCCGTATGGGATGGCATCAGCTTGCTATGGAACGGCATGATAAGCCTGCTCAGCGAGGCGTGGAACGTCATCTTTGGCGTACTCAAGACGGTATGGACCGAGCTGCTAAATCTGATATCGCCGATATTCAAACCCCTACAGGATTTTGCAACAAGCCTTACTGATCTGGTAGCCAGCGCGTTCGCGCCGGTTATCGCTATCTTTGGCGGCAAGACGCCTAGCCTTGTCGGCGTGGTTGGAACGGCCTTCATGCCTGTAACAGATATCTTTGGCGGCAAGACGCCAAGCCTATTTGCGACCGTGCTAAATTCCTTTAAGCCCGTCACGGATATCTTTGGCGGCAAGGCACCTTCCTTGATCGGCACAGTCAGCCTAGCCTTTGCTCCGATCACTGAAATCTTTGGCGGTAAAACGCCAACGCTGATTTCTACCGTGTCGAAAGCGTTTGAGCCTATTGTCGATATCTTTGCTGGAAAGTCGCCTAAGATTGTCGCCAACGCAGACAAGGCCTTTGATCCCATTATCGGCATCTTTGGCGGCAAAGCTCCCGACGTTGTTGATAACGTGAAAAAGGCTTTTGAAGGTGTCATGTCATTATTCGGCGGAAAAAAGCCAACCGTCGTCGACACGCTAAAACTAGCCTTCAATCCGATAACGTCCTTTAAATGGTCGTGGCCAGAGCTCTCAACGCCTGGCTTTGTGTCGACGTTTTCCAATGCCGTGAACAGCCTTGGCAATACCCCTGGCTGGCTCAGCACGCTAACCGATGCAGTCAATAGGCTTGGCAGCATTGGCGGCGGCAGCGGCGGCGGCGGCGGTATGCTTGGGAAAGTCTTTGGCTCTACTGGCGGACTTGTAACGCCGTCTGGCATCCAATATTTTGCTGATGGCGGTATGGCGCGAGGCAGTGACACTGTGCCGGCGATGCTCACGCCAGGTGAGTTTATCGTGAACCGTAGCGCAGCCGGTGAAAATATGAGCGCACTAAGAAACCTAAACAACGGCGGATCTTTTGGCTCTAGCGTGACCATTCAAAAGATCGAGATAAACGGCGCCAACATGACCGCCGATCAGATAGCTTCGCAGGTGATCCCAAAGATTGACCAGCACCTAAAACGCAAGAGCCAAGACGGCGGGTTCGTAATCGCTAAAAGCGGCATAAGGGGATAATTGATGCCTTCGCCAGTAATCACTTTACGCGGCTATGCCGAAACCGATTACCTAACGCCAGAGCCTTACCTTTATAGCTCAGCCGATTACGCTTACGGCACGCAGGCCACGCTGCTTAGAACCAAAAAGGTAGGCTTTCAGGCAACGCTGGTTATCTACAATATCACGCAGCTCCGCATACTCTCAGAGTTTGCTAGCCGTGGTACGCCTGCCCTTCTCGGTAACAACTGGACCACGACAAGCCAGGCGTCCGGCGACTTCCTTCCGAGAAACCTAAACACCGATATTGAGGAACAGGTATTTAGGTCGGCTATCCCTAGCGTAACGCTCACCTGCGATACCGGGCTAAGCCAGGGCACGACAATAGACACGCTATCATTTCGCAATCATAACCTAACAACCGAGGCCTCGATCACGTTGCAAGGTAGCAAGGATAACTTTGCGACCATTGACGTATCGATCCCGATAGTGTCCGAAACCCAGCACCTTTATTATATCGCGCCGGTATTCCCTACGGGCACGGCGAATCAAAATAGGTACTGGCGTTTTGTGATCGATGATCCAACAAACCCCGACGGCTACATTGAGATAGGCTGCATCCTTTTCGGTAACGCTCGCATCTTTTCCAAAAAGGAAAGCTTCATAAACCCGATCAAGCATGGCTCTATTCACTTCGTCGACGGCATACCAACCGAAGGCTTTACGAGCAGCAATAATGATAGGGCTCTTAAAAAATTCATGTCGCTATCGTTCCAAGACCTAGACCGCAGTCTTGGCAATATCCGCATCATCGAGCGCGTGCTTGAGCTGTATCGCACTTCGCAAAAGGTGCTAGTGATACCTAGGCCGTCTAAGCCTTCGCGCTATGCCGTATTCGGCAAGCTGCGTGATATGCCAGAGCTGACCGAAACCGATGTAAGCAATGACGACGATGCGACAAGCGATACCGCTTACGTTAGCTTGGATCTAACCTGGGATGAGGCTAGATGATGGGAACCTCAGACCGTAGGCCATACCTTACAGCGACCACGCTCAATCAAGCCTTGCTAGATGAGATGGCAGACAACCTAGATTTCGGCTTGCAAATGATCGCCGATATCGAAGCGCCCGCGCCGATCACGACGATTAGGGCTTCTGACCGCAACAAGTATGTTGGCACTGTTTTCTATGAGGCGATCTGTACCTTCCCGGTGATCAAGAGGACGCTTGGGGAATGGCTATCACCAGAGATAGAGTTTTCCACGCTTGAGCTGCCGCTATCTAACGTGGACGGGCGGTTCAATCCATACCTGCAAGGCGGCTCCAGCTTTACCGGATGGATCGGCAAGCAGGTCACGGTCAAGCTAGGCATCAGAGATTCGGCATCTACCTACCTAGATATCTACCGTGGAACCGTGACCGACATAGGCGGCATGACACGCGATAGGTCAATCATGCGTGTTAGGACTAGGGATCTATTTGACAAGTTTAACCAGGATTTTCCCACCACTGCCCTAACGCAAAACACTTGGCCAGACCTTGAGGATTCTCTTGCAGGCACGGTGCTACCTGTAGCCTATGGCAACTGGACGGTATCGCCTTTGCAGCGTGGTAAAAATTCGACTGGCGCGGATATCGGCGAGACGGCATCGGTTCCGGCCTTTGTCGTGAACGGCGCAAAGGCTAGCGTGCTGACCGGCGTTGATAACGTGAGGCTATTGATCACCGAGAACAACAATGCATCGTTTGATACAACTCAGGTTTGGATGCAAAGGGGTTCGGTATTCGGATTGATACCCGGCGCAAACATAACGGCGGTGAGCGGTAATCGTGATTTCGAGATCATCCAAGCGTTTACTTTTGACGGTGCGCCATACGTTTACCAGTCTGGCGATCTCGTTTGGTGCAGGATCACCGGCAAGTCACTACCTGGCTATGACTATAACGCTATTGAGCAGGCTAAGGACATTTTGATTACCTTTGCCGGCGCGGTGTCTGGCGACTTTGACACGACTTGGGACTATTACCGCGATAAGGCAACGCCAGCGGAAAGCGCCGTGGCAAACTTCAATACGAGGATATGGGTTCAAGATCCGCAGTCAGTTATCGTTTACGTCTTGTCTTTGCTTGAGCAGGTCAGGCTTGAAATGTTCCAAAGCAAAGACCTAAAGCTAAGCCTATCCGCTTTGCACCTAGACGAGTTTGAGGCAACGCCAGCCTATACGGTCAAGCAATGGGACATTAAGGCAGACACCTTGCAGCCTAGCCTTGATGACCGCAATATCTGGAACCGTGCTAGGGGTTCTTATGCGTTTGATCCATCGATCAAGGGCGAGGTCAGGGAGACGCCTATCTACCGTAACTCGGCCGCGATCACGCAGGCAGGCAAAGAGATCAGCAAGAGAGTGACATTTCCTAACCTCTATAACGAAGCCGACGTTGTTTTGAACCTAAAGGAAATGCTGAAACTCGCCACGGGCTACCCTGAGTTTATCAACGTGGTCTTAAGCCAAAGGGCATCGCTTTTAGATATCGGCGACTTTGTTTGCATCAATGTCGACATGGGCAGCATCGTCTACCAGAACGTGCCTTGCATGATCCGCGATCTCGGCCATGATCCCGAAGGCTATTCGGTGCCAGTAAAGCTGTGGTCTTTTCAGATGACGCCATTTACCGGCTGGACGCCTGGCTATGCTGGAACGGTAGGCGGTTCAACTGCAACTATAACCGAGGAAACATAAAGCTATGTCAAATCTAACAGTATCATCGACATTAAACGGCTCAGCTGTTTCCGATAGTTTGCAAGGTGGTGGAACTGGTGTTGATCTTGGTTTTGTGCTTGAAGGTCAATATGCGCCTATCATCACGCAAAGTGCAAACAGCGGTTGGAAGGGGCTATACATTAGGCACGATGGCGCAAGCGCGATAAGCACGGTTAGAACCTTCATTGCACAGTTTTCTCAAGCCTACGGCGGGCAGGCGAGCGCGGCAGCTGATTTTACTTCTCTCAAAGCAAAGGGCCTAGCCTCTGACACTTCGGCAAATAACAGTACCGGCCTTAGTTCCGGCCTTCGCATCGAGCAAGACGCGGATCTTTTAGGCGTGCTTGGCGTTTCGGCGTTTGAAGGATCTAGGTCGCAGGTCAAAATTTATGGACGCGACTATGGATCAGGACCGCAAGGTATCGATTTAGCTACAGCGTTTACTATGCATCAAGATGCGATGATCTATAACAACGCCGGAACGCCAGCCGATGCTAGTGCGCCAGTAGCTGGCCAAATAGGTGCATCAGGTGATTCGGCTTTAGGCGATAGGGCATTTGTTAAAATGCGATTGTACCTAGAAAACAATCCGCCAGCGGCGGGCGTTTTTCAATTTGATTGGGTGATAAGCTATGCATTTAGTTGATCCATACCGGCATATCATCAAAAAGTTTTTGAGGATGCGTTGGCGTTTCGATTACCACGACGGCACGCACCGCGCAGGCCTATGGGATGAGGCAGGGAAAAGGCCAAGGGAAAAATGGTCTTACCAGCCGTCAAACGGTATGCTCAAGGCATCCATCGAAGTGGTCGATAAAAGCGGCGTGCCTTATCTGGCCGTGTCTGTTCCGGCCCATGACTTTAAACGGTTCGAGTATCACGCGGTAGCGATAGTCAAGAACGTCATAGCGTTTAACGGCAGCCAAGACCTAGATCGAAACATCATCGGCATGAGCATCTACACAAACAGCGGCAGAAAAATAACGATAAATTGCGATGCAACGCATTTCAATCACGAGATCAAGGAGTGCATTTCATGAGATTTCTAGCATTGTTTTTGAGCTTGTTTGTAGGCGTGGCATCGCTCGCAGACAACGTGACGAGCGTGAGTAGGTTACAGCTAGATCATCCCAACATGGGACACACTGGCGGTGCTGCGCTGCATACCCATATCAATGACATTTATGTAAAGGTCGGCGATAACGTCGCCACGCGATACAAGGAATATACCGGCATTGCAAATAGCGCCGTGACTACCTACGAGCACAATCTGAACGTGCCGTTTTCCGATATGGTGCTAGTCCTCTGGTCTGGTGTGGGATCTGCAAAGACCAGGATCGAAAACCCAACGGCATCCGGCTGGACGATTGCGGCCACGCCTTCCTTTCTCAAGACCAAGGTAAACGTAACCGCGCCAAGCTCTGGCGGCCCGCATAGCTTTACGGTCGAGATCCATTCGGGACTAAGAGCATTGTCCACGGTAAACCCTTCAAACGTGACGATAACCGGAAACGTCATCGAGGGATTTTCCACGCTGCTTTTGACCAGCACGACGGTTTATGATTGGCTGAGATTTCAAGAATCAGGCGGTAGCGACTATGTGCAAATGCAATCGCCTGCCCTTGCATCCAGCTATACTCTGACCTTACCAGCGACCGACGGCAACGCCGATGAGGTTTTGATCAACAGCGACGGCAGCGGGACCATGACCTTCGGCAAGGTCGCTAATGCCAACGTGGCCTCTGCCGCGGCGATCGACTATAGCAAGCTGAACCTCAGCAATAGCATCGTGAACGGCGATGTAAACTCATCGGCTGCAATCGCCTACAGCAAATTGAACCTAAGCAATAGCATCGTGAACGGCGACGTAAACGCATCGGCAGCAATAGACGCGACCAAGCTAGGTACTGGCACGGTCGACAATACGGAGCTGGGATATCTAAACGGCATAACCTCTGCCGTGCAAACCCAGCTTGATGCCAAGCTAAACAAGTCTGGCGGCGTGATGACGGGATCGATCACGCTAGCAGGTGATGCCTCTAACCCGCTTGAGCCAGTAACTAAGCAGCAATTTGACGCAGGCCTAAACGGTATCGCATGGAAACAGCCAGTAAGAACGGCATCAAGTGCAGCGGGAACGCTCGCAACTGACTTTGAAAACGGCGATAGCGTGGGTGGTGTCACCATTGCAACTAATGACCGCATCCTACTTAAAAATCAGGTTACGACTTCGGAAAACGGCATTTATCTGGTCAATGCCTCTGGCGCGCCAAGTCGTTCGGCTGATGCCGATGCTTACACTGAGCTAAACGGTGCTGCGGTGATAGTGTCAGAGGGCACCTATGCGAATACTGGTTATTACCAATCTACTGAACTAACCAGCTTTTCCGGGCAAGTTTGGTTTCAGAATTTCGGCACTGGTCTTTATCTTGCCGATGGCAACGGCATAGAGCTAAGCGGATCAACATTTAGCCTGGAGCTTGATGGCAACACGTTATCCAAGAGCGCGACCGGCCTTAAGGTCGAGGAAGGAAACCTCACACTAGACAATATCAGCGGCACTCTTAGTGTGACCAAAGGTGGTACTGGCATCGCCAGCGGAACAAGCGGCGGCGTTCCTTATTACTCGGCATCTACCACGATAGCCAGCTCTGGCGCGTTAGGCCTTAATGGCGTGGTCTTAGGCGGCGGTGCTGGTAGCTCGCCGACCACGACGGCAGCCGGTTCAGCCTATCAATCTTTGCGCGTGCCATCGGGCGGTGGTGCGCCAGCCTTCGGTGCTCTTGACGTTAGCCAGTCTGCGGCAGTAACTGGAACACTTCAAGCTAGTAACGGTGGTACAGGGATAACATCACTTGGATCTGGAATACCTGCATTTTTAGGCACACCTAGCAGTTCTAATTTAGCCTCAGCCGTTACTGATGAAACTGGTACTGGATCGGCTGTGTTTGCTACGACGCCAACACTCGTAACCCCAAGAATCGATGACGCGCTAAACCTTGAGCAGATAGCAACGCCTGCAAATCCGTCATCAGGTTTTACCAAAGTTTACCCTAAGACTGATGGCTTGCTTTACAAGCTCGACTCGGCAGGCAATGAAGTGCTAGTCGGCAGCGGCTCTGGTGCTGGCGAGATCAATATCGTCATCAACGCAGACGGCGACACCGCGCTAGACGGTGGCCGTACTGACGATGTAGGCGATTGGATTGACAGCGGCACTGGCACGACTAGCACACGAGTAGACAGCTCAACACCGACGCAGATTCCTCTATATCCGACTAAGACTAACGCCATCAAGATCGCCAACGACGGCAGCAGCACAGGCTACACACGCCTACGCATGACGCTCCCGGTAGCATTGCAAAATCGCAAGCTCAAGATAGCTTGGCAGCAGCTTTACAGCACTAGCACTGCTTATGTGTCTGGCGATTTCAAGCTAGAGCTTTACAGCAATGCTAGCGCTGACTATAGCGGCGCATACACTCCTATATCGCTTTCCACCGACGCCTCTGGTGTTACGAGTATTCCCGCACTAAACGGGCAATTCCAAACTACCTTCGATACGTCCACAGCTAGCTATTTGGAGCTGAGAATCACGCGGGTAGCGGGGGCTGCGAGCAGCTATATAGCGCTAAATGCGGTGACTGTGGGACCGGGGATACAGCCGCAGGGTGCGGTGGTGGGGGAGTGGCAGAGTTATACACCAAGTTTCAATGGAATGTCGGCATCTAATATAAATGCTAGGCATCGCAGAAACGGAACGAGCGTTGATTTAGAGATTACTTTCAGCACAGCGGCATCAGCAGCAGAGGCCAGGATATCTTTACCGACAGGTTTAACAGCAACTAGCTTATCTAGCAATAAAGAGCTAGTCGGTAGAGCTTCAGTTGGTACAAGTTCCGCATCTACTAGAAAGAACTACGCGGCTATAGGTGTCAGCGCCCAGCAATATATAGCATTAGGAGCAGATGATTATACTACGGCGGCAAACCCTTTCAGCTTAGTTGTATGGAATGACGTTGGGGCTGGTTTGTTTGTGTCAGTTAGGGCTTCTGTGCCAATCGCCGAATTTTCCGGCTCCGGCACTGTGAACGTGGCGCAGAACGATTTGGAGTATGCGAGTAATTCAACTACCGCTGATACGGACGATACGACAAATTTTGCTTATGGTCAGTCAGGATCTTTACTGCCTGGAACGCTAACCCAAGGGAGAAATAAAAGGGTTAGATTTTTAACTCCTTTTCAGGAAAACGAAACCGCACACGTAGAAGTTCAAATTGGCGGCTCCGGTAACCCATGGATACCCGTTACTGGATATAATGGCGTTGGTCCATTGCAAGAGCTGACAGTGCAAAACACGGTAGCCTATGGAGTTTCATGTCGGCGTGTAGCTGGAAGTACAACTGACATAGATGTGCAATTTGGCCAATATGCTGCGAGCACAGGAGCAACATTTGCTTCTGCCGGTACTAACTGGG